ATGATGATAACGACATGGCGGCAACGGGGCATGGCCATCGTAGCGATGCTGACCGGTCTGATAATAATGGTGGGAGTGGTGTTCGGCTCGGCGAATACGGCGTATGCCGCGACGTTGACGCCCGCCGACGAAAGATATCACGTGGCGTTTCCATACAACGATATGGAATATTACGTCGGTGTCGCGGGGCTGGACGCTTCGGGCAACAAGTACTACTGCATCGAAGCGGGGAAACTGAGCGACTATGTGATAGGCCCCACCACGGTGCTTGCCTCCGATGAGAACGCCCGGCGTATGGCATGGATCCTTGACCGGTACCGCGACACGGATGCCGCCACCCATGCGGCGATCGGCATCATCGTGCAGGATCACTTCGGGCGCGATCGGGACGAGTGGGCGAGACAGATGGCGGTCATTCAAGGCCGGTACCCCGAGATCGTGGCGAAGGCGGCCCGGATATGGGATCAATCGGCCGGCAAGACGCCTGCGGGCACGACGGTGGAACGCACCGATGCCGAGGCTTTGCGCAGCGGTTCCATCTCGGTGAAAGTGGTGAACCGCGCCGGTGACGCGATCGCGGGAGTGCCGTTCACCGTCACCTTGCAGGGGGCGGCGCGGTTCGTCCAAGGCGGCAACACGTTCTCGGGGGTGTCGACGAGCGCCGGGTCCTCGATCGCGTGGGAGGCGACCGGCGCCGGCGAGGTGACGGCGAACACCACATACGAGTATGGGCGGATGCACGTCATGGACAGCACTCAGGACATGCTGGCCTTTGACTCGATGGCTTCCACTGGCGGCGCGTCGACGACATTTCGGGTGCGTAAGGATTTTGTTCCGGCGGTATCCACCAAGGTCTCCGAGAAGGTGCTTGATGTGGCTTCTCCGGTGTTCGATGACGTGACCAGTGGCGTGGCGGATGCGGACAGTTATTGGGTGCCCGATTTGGAATTGCAGGCCCGCGGATACTATTTCGATGGTCTTGATACGGGCGATGTGGGCAATGTCATTACGCCGAATGCACAAGAGAGCGCCGATGCTTTTCTTGCGCGATTGGCGACTTTGGGTTATGAGCCGGTGGCCTATGGCAAGGCCTCTTTCACCGGGGTGGGGCAGCAGGCACGTGTGCAGGCCATGACCAAGCCGGATGACGGTGCCGCTTACCGGACCAAGCAGAATAGCGGTTTTGGCACATGGGTATGGGTGTTTCGGCGGTCCGAGCAGAGCAAACAGGCGCAGGAATACCTTATAGGCGACTGGATAAGTCCGTTTATGGAGGCTACGGAAAGCAATACAAGTCGCAGGAAGCTAGAAGTCATGTCGACGGTCACTGAGCATTCGGCGGATATCGGTGCCGAGCTCAGCGACACCATTACCGTATCGGGATTCCCTGCGGATCATGGCCAGTATGCCGGCAACGAAGAGTATGAGTTCGCGGCGGATCGGCCGTATGCGACGGTGAGCGTATGGTGGTCCGGCGATCCCGACAACCCCTCCAACGATGAGGCGTACAAGCCATCTGGGGGAGAGGTTCCCACGGAAGACGACAACCACCGGTTGCTGGCCACCTGGGAGATTCCCGCGATGAACGGCACGTTCAAAATCGGCGCCGGGGCGTTGGACGCGCATGGCGCTCCTATGTATCTGACCGCCGAACGGCCTGGGTGGTACGTGTTCGTCTGGCGGTTCGAGGGGGATGACCGTGTTTCCCCGGCGTCCAGCCGGTATGACGATGCCTGGGAGCGTGTGCGGGTGTTGCCCCCATGCGAGTCGGAGAAACCGTGCGAACCGGAGAAACCCGAGACGCCGCCGGCGCCGGCGGAGGCAACCACGCCCAACCCTCGCCCGTCACTGCCCGTCACGGGTGGCGATGTGTCGCTTGCCTCGGTTCTGGCCGTGTCAGCTCTGGCGATAGGCGCCATACTGTCCATCGTCGTTCGGTGGCGTCGTCGCTATGACCGATTCAAGCACTGGACGATGCGCTGGCCGATACGTTGACCCGCTGCGGCATGATGCCGATGATGTCGGCTGGATGGTGAACCACACTCCGCTTCTGAGCAGAAGAACGGGAGCTGGGCACGAAGTCGATCGTAACATACGACTTGTGCCCGGCTTCCGCTTCGTTGAGAAACTTCACGCCTGTCGCCTCCCGTGGATTAGACAACTGAAGATCCGCGATGAAAATGACGAGACGTTTATGATCGCCGACTTCCCTGGGCACCGTAGCTGCCTGATCGCCTTTCATCCATATCGCCACGGTAAACGGAAAGGCCGCTGATTTCGGTACCGAAATCAGCGGCCATATAACCACGTTCGTAGCGGGGCATGGATTTGAACCGTGTTCCTCTGGCAACATGGTGTGCCAGAGGAACACGGTTCAAATCCATGACGGCCGATTATCGGCTTATATTCTAGCGGCGTAGCGTGCTGGTGGTGTGATGGTGAACCATGAGCATGAAACGAACGCCACCGCCGGCGTCATGGGCGGAAGACATCAATGATTGGCTTGAATCTCTGAAGGCGGCCGGTCTCAGTGACGAAACGGTGCGGTGCCGGCGCTGCAAGATAACCAAGGCCGCACGTGATCTGGCAAAGACGCCTTTGGAAGTCACGGCTGAAGACATGGTGCATTGGATGGCGGCGCAGAAATGGAAACCGGAAAGCCGCAAGGGATACCGCAACACGCTGAGCAGCTTCTACGGATGGCTGTATACCACCGGCCGGCGCGGCGACGATCCGAGTGACGAACTCCCCAAAATCAAGCGTCCCAAGCCCAAGCCGAGGCCATGCCCAGACAAGTACATCATCGCCGCTCTGCACAAGGCCACCGAGCGTGAGCGGGTCATGGTCAGACTGGCGGCGGAGTGCGGATTGAGGCGCGGCGAGATAGCGAAGGTGCACAGCCGCGACGTGATGGACGACCTTTTAGGCAAATCGCTGATAATCACCGGCAAGGGCGACAAGCAGCGCATAGTGCCGCTGCCGGACGATCTGGCCGATTACATCGAGCATTGCGGCGGCTGGCTGCTGCCCGGCCGATGGGGCGGCCATGTCGAGCAAAGCTATGTCAACCGGCATATCTCGCGGTTGCTGCCGGACGGGTGGGGCTGCCACAGCCTGCGGCACCGGTACGCGACGAAGACCTACGAGCAGACACACGACCTGTTCCTGGTCGCGCGTCTGCTCGGGCATTCGTCGGTGGAGACCACGCAGATCTATGTGGCGATGCCCGACAGCCGTCTGCGTGCCGCGTTGGATGCGGTCACGTTAGTCGGCTAGTCGTTTGGCGAGTTCGGCGGCGACCTGTGCGCCGAGGTTGGTTTTGAGGCTGTCGGCGAGTTTGGCGAGCTGGTCGTCGCTGATGCCCTGGCCGTCGATCTTGCCGACCAGTCCGAACAGGCTGTTGAGGTTGTTGAAGATGGCGGGCAAGTAGTCGAACTGGTAGCCCTTGACGGGGCCGAGGCGCTGGCCGAGGCTGTCGAGCCTGTGCTTGAGGTCCTGCAGGGCGTATTCGACGGTGACGTTGTTGCCGTCCCAGTTGATGGGGTCTGTCTTTACTGGCATGTCTGTTTCTCCTTGGATTGGTTGTTGGTTTGTTGGTCGCAAATAGCCGAGGCTTGCCGGCGTGTCGGTCATGATCCGCGCGTTCTGCGTGTGCCAGGCGTTCTGGGCGAGCACGGTGATGCGCGCTCCGGGTGCCGCATCCTGCAGTACGATGGCCACATGCGTGTCGGGGTGGGCGGAGTCCCTGCCCCAGATGGCCACGTCGCCCTTGCGCGCGGCGTTGCCTGCGGGGATGCGCGTGAACGCCTGCCCCTGCCACGTGGATGTGGGATAGCCCGTCCACAGGCTTCCCGCGTAGCCCGCGTACTGCGCGGTGGGCGACGTGTTCGTGGCGCCGACGCCGGGCGCGCCCAATACCTCGGTGCAGTAGGCGGCGTACAGGTCCCAGCATTGGGCCCCGTACGCTCCGTCCAAGTCGCGCCATGCGCCCGTGTTGGCTTTGGCCCAATCGTCGAATGTGGTCACATTCATGCTCCTTCCGTTTTGATTTGGTGGTTGATGAGGTAGTGTTCAGCGGCGTCTACGACCCAGCAGGGTGCCGTCGGGGGTCAGCGGGCCGTAGTCCATCACTTGTCCCCTTTCTCTTTTTCGGAACGGAACAGGTCGAGCAGGGGGCTGTCGCGCAGTTCGGGGTTGAGTTCGGCGATGTTCTCGATGATGCTCGAGATTTCCGTGATGCTGATGTACGCGGCGGCGGGCACGATCAACGGCACCGCGTAGCCCATGTCGAGCCATGACTGGCCGCGTTCCACGATCTCGGCCAGCAGCATGACGAGCACGAGCCCGCTCTTATGCCACAGGCCCTCGCGCATCTTCTCGCTGCTGATGTCATGCGCGTGGACGGCCTTCATGAGGCCGGTCAGGTAGTCCATGGCGATGAGCACGCCCACGATGCTCAACGCCGCTACTTCCGTTGCTCCCATTGTTTTTCCTTTCTGTCTATTTCGCCACGTAGGTGAGGGAGAATCCCATTTTCTCGTTGGCGTTGAAGCCCACATCCGTTCGGGCCACGATGTTCAGGCCGCCCTCCTTCGTGATGTTCGCCGTGAGGCGACGGTCCCAGTAGCCCTGGCCGTTGACTATCGCCGGGAAGATGAGGGAGACCGCGGGCGAGGGGAGTTTCCCGTCGTCGAGCAGTTTTCGCGTGTTGCCCGTGTTCATCGACCATTTCGTGTTGTAGTACGCCTCCACATGCACGGTGACTACGTTGGCGCTGCGCGTCACGGTGATGGCTCCCAGAAGCGCGTACACGGCGAGGGTCTGCACGGTCGAGGCGACGCGCGAGCTCAGCGCGTCGAGCATCGCGCCGGTCGCATATGGCAGCCATGCGCTGCCGGACCAGTAATAGGGGCCGTTGTTGCCTTCGGCGGGGTCGGCGGTCACGTAGCCGGTCTGTCCCGTAACGCCGGTGATGCCGGCCAACGTTTCCAAGGTGGTGGCGATGGCGGGTTTCACGCCGGCCGGGGTGTTGCGGCTGTCCACCTCGTTGAGCGCGGTCTCGACGCCTTCGGCCATGTTTTTGAACTGTTCGGGCGCGCTGCTTACGAGGTCGTTGCCTTCGAGGTAGGGGATTCCGTAGATCGGTGTGGTTTTCATGGTTGGATTCCTTCCCAGTTTGGTTGGTCGAGGACGGCGGGCTGGCCGTATGCGCTGACCAGTCCGAGTTCGGCGAGGCTCATGGCGGTTTGCGCCCATGTGGGCGGCCATGCCTGCATGTCGGCCCATGTGGCTTGGTGGTCGGTGTCGAGCGGGATGGGCCACAGGGTGACTTCGTTGCGCAGTACCGGCGTCTGGTCGGCCCATTCGAAGGTCAGGGTGCCGCCGATGGCCGTGTATGCGCCGCCGGTGGCCGGCCGGCTGGTGTCGTCAGCCAGTGTGCCGCTTCGTGCGCCTTGCAGGGTGAACACGCCGGGCGGCGAGGTTCTGTATAGTTCAGGACGGTCGGCGGGGTCGATTTTGCGGCCGTCGAACACGATGGTTTCGGGTGTGAGTCGGCGGTCGATGGTTTCGAGCCAACGGGCGGCGGCGATGCGGTTCTGTTCGCTTGGCGTCCAAATGGTGCCGTTGGCGCGCCCGAGGATGCCGCCTGTGTCATCCTGGGTGGCGATGTCGCTTTCCAGGGTGAAGCTCGACTGGGTGGCCGTCAGGTTCTCGGGCAGAAGCCCACGGTCTCCCATTTGGGTTTCGTCGTCCTCGAACGAGAGCACGCCGTCGTCGTCGGCTGTGGCCTTCTTCGCCTTGAGTGTGATCTGGGTCAGGGGTTCGGGGACGGTCAGGGTGAAGTCGTCGTCGGTTTCCACCAGAGGCGCTGGTATGGCGGGGGTGACGGTGCCCTGGTCGGTGATGGTCAGGGTGCCGTCTGTGGACGCGCCCATGGTCACGGGCCGGTTCAATGGCGTGTATTCGATCACGCTCGCGTCCTTGTGCGGCACCTCATACCACAGGGGCATGTGGGGGTGGTGGGCGTAGAGGCGGTGCAGCAGGTCGAGTTGTGTCGGGTAGTCGGTCGTGTCGTAGGATGCGGGGGTGCCGGTGGTTTCCAGTCCGGCCGCGTCGGCTTCTGGCGCGTTGACTTCTCGTGCGCGCGTGTTGAGTTCCGCGAGCCGGGCGGCGATGGTGGTGGTGACCCAGTGTTGGCCGGCCCATCTCACGTCGGTGGATGTGGGGCCTTGTTTGGCCAGGCGTTTCCAGAGCAGCAGGCGGCTGGACGCGGTGAGCTTGAGTTTCCACCCGGTTTTGTGTGCGGTCGCTGTGCCCCCGTTGCTGACGATGCCGTCGAACAGAGTTATGGCGGTGCTGTCGGGATTGCTGGGGATGGGTGGCGCGTATGCGGAGTGCAGCCGGTTCAACGGCATCCTTTGTACCTTCCATGTGCCCATCGCGTCCGTGAGCATCGCCCAGGTGGGTTGTTCGCTGATCTGCACGAGGATGCGTGCGCCGGCGAGGGTGAGCGCGCGGCCGGTGAGCCATCCCCTGAGGTCGCGCAGGGTGAAGCTCATCACGCTGGGGTCGGGTTGCTCGTCGGCGGTCTCCACGCCCCATTGCACGCTGAACTGGGCGAGCACGGCGATGTCCTGCAAGGGGTCGTTGAGGCTTTTCCAGCCGTCGCCCCAGTCGATGAACATGAATGGTTTCTGCATCTATCTCATGCCCGCTTTCTGTCGTAGTCGCGGAGGATCTTCTTGAGTTTGCGGGCCGCGTCCTCGCCGTCCAGCACGCCGTTGATGACGATGCTCACGGTCATGGGTTGCGCGGTTGCGGTGCCGTTGGTGCCGGGCATGTCGAATGACATGGCGGACAGGCGGCCGTTGACGCGGGTGATGGCGCGGGTCACGTCCTGGTCGAAGCCGAGGCCGAGGCCCTTGGCGAGGCCCTGCATGATGAGGCGGCCGTTTCTGATGAGCAGCGCCTTGTCGTATGCGGCGGGGCCTTTGTGTTCCGCGATCCAGTCGGCGATGCCTCCGATGAACCCGGTCACGTTGTCCCATGCGGCCTTCAGGCCGTTGAGGAAACCGTCGATGATGTTCTTTCCGGCGTTGTACAGCAGGCTGCCCACGTTGCCGATGGCGGACAGGATGCGGCCGGGCAGTCCGCTGAACCAGCTGACCACGTTGTTCCACGTGTTCTGCGCGAACTGGGCGGCGCTGGAGAAGAACGCGCCTATCCTGCCGGGCAGTGATTGGAAGAATCCGATGATGTTGTTCACGCACGAGCCGATGAAGCTGGTGAAGTTGCTCCATATCTGCCGGCCGCTTTCGGTCTGGGTGAAGAAGTAGACCAGTCCGGCCACCAGGGCGGCTATGAGCGTGATGATCAGCACGATGGGGTTGGCGTTCATGGCCGCGTTGAGCGCCCATTGGGCCACGGATGCGGCCGTGTTGGCGATGCTGAACCCCTGCAATGCGGAGGATACGGCGGTGATGACGCCTGCGACTTTGAACACGGCGAAGCCGGTGCCGATGCCGACCAGGGCGGCGCTGATGGGTTCCGCGTTCGCGCTCACCCAGTCGGAGAACGCGGTGAGTTTGTCGGCCACGTCGCCCACGATGCCGGCCGCGCCGTTGAAGGCGTCGCCCAGCGCGGTGCCGGCGGCGGACGCGCCGCCGAACGAGTCGGTGAGCGGCGCGAACTGGGCGAGCACGTCGCCGGCGGCTCCGGCGAGGCTTTTGCAGGTCTCCCACACGTAGCCGAAGATGTCGCTGGCGGTCTGCACCGGGCCTGTGTCGTTGAACGCGGTCATGAAGTCCGTCACGGCGGTTTTCGCGGTGTCGAACGTGTTGGCGGCGGTGTCGCGCACGGTGAGCAGGAAGTCGGTTATCGGGCTGTCTTCCTCGATGTTGAACGCCTCGCGCAGTTCCGCGCTGAAGTTGCCGTCCCTGACGAGGGTCATCACGCCTTTCAGGCCGGTTGTGGCCTTGCCGCTGAACGCCGTGATCTTCTCGGCGGCGACGCCCATGGCGGAGGTCACGGCCGGTTTCACGAGGTCGAAGGCGTCGGTGAGGCCGCCGACCACGGACGCTTCGAGGTTGCCCATCGCGCCTTCGATGGTCTTGGTGCTGGTGGCGGCCTCCTTGGCCACGTCGCTCATGCCGAGCTGGATCAGCGCCTGGTTGAACTCGTCGGCGGTGATTTCGCCCTTGGCCATCGCGTCCCTGAAGTTGCCGGTGTACGCGCCGTTGGCGAGCATGGCCTCCTGGAGCTTGCCCGAAGCGCCGGGGATGGCGTCGGCCAGCTGGTTCCAGTTCTCCGTCGTCAGCTTTCCGGCTCCGGCGGTCTGGGTGAGCATCATGGCGACGCTTTTGAATGTGTCGGAGTTGCCGCCGGCCACGGCGTTGAGGTTGCCGGCGGCTTCGGTCAGTTCGGTGTAGTTGCCGATGCCGTTTGCGGCGAGCTGGGCGGTGGTGTTCTGGATCGTGGTGAGGTCGTACACGGTGTCGTCCGCGTATTTGCGGGTGGCCTTGGTGGCGGCCTCCACGGCGCTGGTGTCGAGGCCTGCGAAGCTCATGGTGTTCTTGAACTTGTCGGTCGAGTCGCTCATCTCTACGACCGCGCCGCTGAAGTTCCGGAGCGTGTCCCACAGGGCGGTCACGCCCTTCAATGCCGCGCCGCCCATGAAGCTGCCGAACGCGGCGGCCTTGCCGGTCGCCTTCTCGAACGCCTTCACGGCGTCGTTCGCGTTGCCCGTGATGCGCACGGACATGATGGCGCTATGCCCCGCCATTGTCCACCTCCTTTTCGGCTCGTTCCATTTCCTCTGTCAGCAGGCGTATGCCGGTGCCCCAGTCGAGTTCGCTGGCCTCGTTCCTCCATTGCCACGGGGTGCCGCCGAAGCGGCGGGCGAGGATGAAGCTGAGTCGGCCGAGCGAATCGTCGGGCCACGCGGCTAGTTCGTAGGGTCCAGCTGCGCGTCCTCCGTGTCGTCGGGCGTGTTGATCACCACGTCGATGATGCTGTCAAGCCACTGTTCGTAGGGGAGTTTGGTCTTGCCCTGCTGGCGTGCGGCGGTGTAGGCGAAGTAGTAGACGAACCGGATTTTGCAGTTCTCCACGGGCCCCCACCCGTTGGTCTGGGCGTGTTCCTCGGCCTGGCATTGGGCGCGGGCGGTGAGGATCACGGTGTCCTCGTGGCCGTCCTGATAGCAGATGGTCGCGGTCTTCTTCAACATGGCTTATGCTCCTTTGACTTGTTTCATGGTTTTCTCCACGAACGCCTCGTATGGTTTCATCCAGGCGTTTTCGCTTCGGGCCACGCCGTTGTTCACGTACAGGCGTGGTTTGATGTGGTGGCCGGGCCACCCGTAGTTGACGGGGCCGGCGTAGGGCACGGCCTTGCGGCCCGCGCGGATCACGCCGGCCTTTTTGGTCGCGCCGGCGCGCAGTGATTTCGAGAGTCTGCCGGTCTTGCCGACGGGGGCGAGGGCCTGCACGGCGGGGAGGGCGATTTCGGCCGCTTCGCGGTTCACGCCCTTGAGTTCGTCCAGGTCGGCGCCGGCCTTGCGCATGGTCTGTACGAACCGTTTCTGGCCGACGACCATAAGGGCCTTGCCGGTGTTCATGCGCTGGCCGGGGCCGTGTAGGTGGTGTGCTTGAGGTTCGTGACGGGGAAGCTGAAGTCGTTGGTGTTCTTCGATTTCACGTCGCCGCCGACGGCCACGGGGGTCACGGTCACGTCGCCGGTCCATTTGATGGCCCCGGTCTTGTTGGGTACGAACTCGAACGGCAGGGTCTCGTTAGCGTGGTCGAAGCACCACACGCTCAGGCCCTCGGCGCTGAAGTCGTCGCCGATGGTGCCTTCCATCGTCCATGTGGTGGATGTGTTGGCCTCCTGCGATCCGTCCAGATAGGTGGTGGGGTCGTCGCTGGAATTGCTGGGGTTGAGCTGCGCCTTGGTCAGGTCGGCGCTGAAGTCGCGGCCGTTCTTCTCGTCGGTGATGTTGAACGAGCCGGGGCCGAGTGTGCGCACCTTGCTTGCCATGATGGTTCCTTTCAGATGATTTCCAATGGGTTGAGTGTGAGCTGGTAGGCGGCGAGGTCCCCCGCGCCGGAGAGGCTGAGGGTCACGGGCCGTGCCGCCTGGATGTTGAGCTCGTGTTCGGCCATGAGGCCGATGGCCCGCATGACGAGTTCCAACGCGGGGGCCTGAGTGGCCATGGTGCCGGCGATTATGTCGAGCCTCCACGTGATGTCGGGCTCGTTGCCCCATTTCTTGTAGGTGAGTTCGGGCGGTTCGATGAAGACGGCCACCTTGTTCGGCAGGGGGCGGGCCTTCTGCTCGTCTGCCGTGACGATCTGCACGAGGTCGCCCAGGCAGTCTTCGAGCAGGCGGGTGAGCGCGTCGCGTTCCTGGATGACGAGGCTGCTCATCATGCCACCGCCAGACTGCCGGCCATGACGCCCACGGCGTTGAGTTTGGGGTACACGCTGCGCAGCGGGTCGGTGGACACGCGGAACGGTTCGAGCGTCGAATCGGCGACGCTCATCACGCCGAACCGCGCGTCACGCGAGTTGTAGAGGTCGGCGGCGCACGACACGATGCAGTCGCGGCGCACGTCGGCGGGGCATGTCTGGCCGGCGATGGCGGCGTCCACGTAGGTGGTCGCGGTCCGTATCTTCGCGGTCAGGCGTTCGTTGTCGCCGGCGGGCATGTTCACCTCGTCGCGCAGCAGGGCCACGAGTTCGCTTGTCTCGTCCGTCATGGTCAGGCCGCGAACTTGATGGGGATCAGGCCCGTGGGCAGGGTGGCGGCGACGGCGAGGTAGCCGTACACGCTGTAGCTGTCGGTGAGCTTGGTCGGGTCGGTGGCGGACAGTTGGGTGGGGCCGCCGGATTCCCAGACGGTCACGGCCTCGGGGTCGATGAAGCAGGCGGTGCCGGCCGGCGCGGCGGGCAGCATCTGCACGGGCAGGCGCAGGAAGCGGCCGGCGATGCCGGTCAGGTCGAAGTCGCCCAGCGTGTCGCTGCCGTCGCCGCTCAGGTCGAAGAAGCGGCTGCCGGAGTCCTTGAGGGCCACGAGCGCCTTCATCACGTCCTTGCTGACGCCGAGGCGGGTCAGGTTGACGTTGCGGTCGTCGGCGAGTTCGGCGGCGTCGATGATGAGGCCGGCCCACTGGTCGATGGTCATGGCGTTCAATGCGGCGGGCGCGTCGAGTTTGTTGGGGTCGGTGGCCGCGTCGCGCTGGGTGGCGATGGTGTCGTAGAGGAACTGGCGGACCTTGTTCTCGGTGGCTTTCGCGTAGGCGTTGCGCAGGGCCTTCAGCGCGGTGTTGAGCATGGGCGTGGTCGAGCGTTCGATGGTCTGGCGCGACAGGGTGGTGTAGCCGCCGTAGGTGCCCACGGTGGTCACCTTCGTGCCGAACGACACCTTGCCGAACGCGAGCGTGTCGCCTTCCTTGGCCTGCGCCGTGACGTTGGTGGTGTCGGTCTCCACGACGTTGTATTCCATGCTCATGCCGGTGGAGGGCAGGCTGTCGTGGGTGAGGATGCCCATGACCTTGCGGCGCTGTTCGATCAGTCGCAGGTCGTCCGCGATCCAGGTGCTGGTGTTGCCGGTGTTGCCGGTCACGATCAGGTCGCGGCCTTCGCGGTACAGGTTCACGGCCGCTTCGTCGCCGTCCACGAGGGCGCGCAGGTATTCGCCCGCGTTGCGGTATTCGCCGCCCATCGTCTTGCGTTCGGGTGCCGTGCCCTTGGCCAGCGCGGCCTTCATGCCACGCTGTTCCTCCTGGATGCCGTCGAGCATGGCGCGCAGTTCCTCGTCCATGTGGTTCTCCTTCTGGTTGTCGGTTTGGTTGTTTCCGGTTTCGGACATGTTTTCGTGGGCTTGTTCGCGCTGGCCGGTGATGACCGCGTTCGGATACGCGGGGATGCCGGTGACGGCCACCTCGAACAGATCGACCTTGCGTCGATGCACCTCGGTGACGCCGTCGTCGGCGGCCACGTTGCGGTTGTCCACGGGGATGAAGCCGACGCTGAACCCGTCGTAGACGCCTTCGCGCACGAGTTGGATGGCCTCGCGCGCGGCCTGGGTGCCGGCGAGCTTCGCGGTGATGTGCAGGCCGTCCGCCTCGGCGTCCATGCTGGTGACGCGGCCGATGAGCTCGCCGTGCTGCCGGCTGATTTTCACGCTGTCGCGCGAGCCGAAGTCGGTGTCCGGGTCGAACACCTCGGCGTAGTCGCCCCATAGGGCGTACCTGGTGTTGAACGGCACGGCGATGCCGGTCAGGATGCTGCCGTCCCCGTCTTCCGCGTCCCTTACCTGGATGCCGCGCACGTCGAGCGTGCGCCGTTCCATCAGTCTGTCGTTCATTGCTGGTTCTCCTTCACTGGTTCCGGCGTGGATGCCAACGGGGGCAGTCCCCGGTCGGCGCGCACCTCGTCCACGGTCATCCACTGGTGTTCCAAAGCGCTGGCGTAGGCCGCGTACCGTTCGCTGGTGTTCGTGCGGCCGCTCGAATCCCAGTCGAACCGCGCCTCGCGGCCGCGCGGCAGAAGACGGTTGAACAGTTCCTCGATCTCGCCCGCGTAGGCGGCCAGCGTGTAGTCCGCGAACTCGATCCAGCTTTGTTCGATGTTCTGATAGGTCAGGTTGCTGCCATCGACGGCCGCGAGCATGATGGACGCGGGAATGCCCAACAACCGCGCGATCTGGGTCGTGTCGAACTTCTGGGTCTCCAGAAACTGCAAATCGGCGGGCTTGAGGTCCAAGGGCACGTATTTCAGGCCATCGGAGACGAAACGCACCTGGCCGGCCTGGCCGTCCTTGCCCCAGTCGTCCTTCAACGCCTTCAACGTGGGAAGGCTGACCTTCTGCTCGGTGGTCACATAGCCCTTGATGTTGCTGGAATCGGTGTAGAACTTGGCCTTGTAGTCGCGGGCCATCTGCGCGGACTCGACCTCTTCGCGGGCCGCGCCGATGGGTCCCAAGCCCCTGAGCCGTCCGGGCACGTTGAGGAACTTGCAGTGCACGATGTCGTCGGGCGTGTAGTCGCGGCCGAGATAGCCGTAGCGCAGGCGCGGGCTCGCGGGGTCGTGGCCGTCGTCGCTGACGGTCACGAGCTGCGGGGGCAGCACCTCGCAGGTCACGATCTCGCCGCCGTATCTCACCAGGCGGATGAAGGCGTTGCCGTCGAGGACCATCGAGGCCACTATGTCGGCGAGGAAGTCACGGCGTGAACGGTTGATGTCGGGGCGCTGGACGAGCGCGCTGACGGTATCGAGCTTGATGCCGTTGCGGGTCTCGTTGATCGGCAGGCCGGTGATGGCTGTCTGCAGCACCTGCACGCCACGGAACACGGTGGACAGGGTGAGCGGGTCGCATTCCGCGCGGCGGGCCGGGGGCAGGATGCCGTCGGGCACGTCGTCGAGCGCGGCCGCGCCACGGGTGACGATGCCGCCCGCGAGCTTGAGCCTGCGCCAGAATCCAAGTCGTTCGTTCATGCCCACAAGAATGGGGCCGAAGGCGGCGGGCCGTCCAGCACCGTGAAGCCAAGCGAAGCCAAGCGAAGCCAAGCGAAGCCAAGCGAAGCCAAGCAGCGCCATCAGACTATGAACGGCGTGGTCTCCTCGGGCTGGTGGGTCGCTCCCCATGCGGCCAACATGCAGCTTTCGAGCGGCGACGTGAGGCCGGTGGAGCCACGGCGGGTGATGCGCCATGCGTCGCCGCTCCACGTGCGCGCGCTTTTGGCCACGCTCATGTCCAGTTCCGTGTCGAGCGCGTGGGTCACGGTGTGGTTCTGCAAGCCGGAAACGTAGGCCTGGCCGACCGCGAGGTAGTCGGCGGCGGAGAGTTCCACGAACCTCACGAGCGGGTCGCCGTAGCTGTCGGTGAGCGATGCGAGCCGGTCGCGCAGGTCGGCGTTGGGGCCGCGCGTGTCCATCACGAGCGGTGCCGCGTAGTCGGTGCACAAACGGGTTATCTCGTCGGGGGCGTTGCCGGTGCCGGCCAGCACCTTGAGCAGTTGGGTGGTGACGGTGCCGTCCTGGTTGACGATGCCGACGCTCACGCTGGTGTTGGTGGCGTCCACGTCCACGGCGGCCGCGAACACGATGGGCCGGCCGTCGAGCTCGGCGGGCTTGATCGGCGCGACGGCGGTGGTCTCCCATAGGTCGGCCGCTATCACCCTGTCGGAAACGCCGGTGTCGCGCCTGTTGCCGAACGCGCGCGCCCAACCGGCCACGTTGTCGCCGAACCCCTCGCGGAAGTCGCGCAACTGGGGCTTGTACCACAGGTAGCCGGCGGCGGGATGGTAGCGCATGACCACGTCCAGGTCCTCGGGGTCGGCGTCCTCGGGTATCCCGAAATCGAACCAGCAGGTGCGTTCGGGCACGTCCCCGGCGCGCAAACCGTCCAGCAGCGGGTTGAAATAGGTGCTGTCGGCGTTGCCCTCGGTCGAGGTTATCCACCGTTGCGCGGCCACCCCTGTGCGCATCAGACGAGTGTTCATGGTCGGGATGATGGCGTCCATGATGGTGTCCCCGGACTCTTTCGTCAGCGAGAACGCCTCGTCGATGGTGACCTTGTCCATCTGCTTGCCGTGGCCGGCTATCTTGGTCATGGCCATAGGGCTTATCGTGCTGCCGTTCGTGAAGCTCACGCTCATGCCGCCGTTGGAGAACCGGAACTTACGGACCTTCTGCATCAGGCGCGTGCCCTGCATCAGTTCGGCGTACTCCTTGAAATGGTCCTCGGCGTCCTTGCCGGTCTGCGCCGCGTAGGCAATGCGCCGGCGGCGGCCAAGTGATGCGTTGAACGTGTCCGACGAGTCCACCAGCGCGCTCTTGCCGCACTGGCGCGGCGTGCTGATCACGATGGTGTCGTAATGGAAGGTGCCGGTGTCTTCGTCGAGCTCGCAGGCCACGTCGGCCACGTAGCGTTGCCACGGGATCAGCGGCGTGCCCATCATGGCCGCGATGCCCGCCAATCGCGGCCCCAACGTCCTGCGCGTCTCGTCGCGCCGGGTGCCGCCCCTAATCAGCATCGCCGGCACCTCCCGACCATGCGGCCTCCACGTCGTCGTCCGCGACGACCTCGGCGGGATACATGTCGCGAATCTTCCACAGGGCGTCGATGTACTGCGCCATGTTGCGGCTGATTTCACGGCCCGCCCGGTTCTGGCTGTCGATGTTGGCCGCGAGGGAGAGCATGGCCTGGCAAAGACCATCGCGGATGGGGTCGTATTCCGGGTGCGAGTCCTCCAAGTCCTTGACGATGCGGCGCGTGGCCTGCTCCTGCGGGCCGATGTTCCGGCCGGTGTCCTCGTCGAATCCGTCGAGCATCATGCGTGGTTTGCTCCAATCATAGAAAAGGTGTATCTTGTGTTTTTGAAGAGCGATACCCGGAAAACGTTGATATTCCAACGTTTTCCGGCTTTTTTATTCTTGGGTTGGGGGGAGAAAAAACTGGGCGCGGGGTCTTGGTCGAGGCCGGCGAGTTTAAAAACCCGCGTTCACCACTCAGGCCGCGACGCGACGCTGGCTGCGTCGGAGCGAAGGCCCAAGGCCGTGAGACGGGCCCGCCGGGCGGCCTGCCTTGCATCCACCAGCGCCTGCGAGAGATGCAGCGAGTACCATCGACGCACCAGCACGCGCTCGTCCTCGGTGACCGCATGGTCCCATGCCTCGGCGTAGTCCATATCCATCACGTGTATGTCGTAGTCCAGTGCCAGCCACTCGTCCAGCATCCGCGGGTGCCGGCGGCTGGACGGGAACGAGCGCACGCACCACACGTCCAACGGTTCCGCGCATGTGGTGAAGCTGCGGTACGCGGCGCTCCACGCCATGCCCACGGCCACGCGCTCGGCGCGCGACTCGTGCGCGGCCACGCCCATAGCGTCGGCCAGATACGAGTACGCCACCACAGGGTCGACACTGCGCGAGTGTTCGGTGATGTAGTCCAACGCCACTGCGTCGCAACCCGGTGGGCACACGATCATGTGCAGGCGTGCGCCGTAACCGTACAGCACGCGGTCCTGGCGGCTGGCGTTGCAGTGCTTGCAGGCTCGGCGGATGTTGGCCACGGTCGCTTTGCCCCCGTGCGAGTGGGGCACGATGTGGTCGTCCTCCTCGCCCACCACGGTGCATCCCGGCAATCCCAGCCAACAGGTGTTGCCGTATGTGGCGATGACCTCGGCGCGCACGCGCGGGTCGATGACCTGCCTTCTGCCCATGGTCATCTCTCCTTCCGTGCGGCGAGCCACATGTCAAGGTCGGCCAGCTCGTACAGAATCGGGCTGTTAGGGGCCTCGCCGCTTCGGAAGTACGCCGGCCCCGTGCCCTGGTCCCGCATTCGCTGCATCGTGCGCCGCGACACATGCAGGTACCTTGCGGCCTGGCTGACGGTGAGCTTCGCCCTCGGATTCATCCAACCCCCTAGAACAGATTCAACTTCGATTGCATCGATGCCTGCGATGGGGCCGTCTGGCCAGACTGCGCGGCCTTGCGCCGGAACACCGATATCTGCCCCTGCGCCCACAGGTCGAACTGGCGTGCGTCCAGCGTCCACGCGCCGCCGACGCGCCGCACTCCCATTGCCGGCCAGTCGCCTCCCAACGCGGCCAGTTCGGTGCCCTTGCACAGACGCAGGGCGTTCAGTACGCGCATCGAATCCGGCAACCCGGTGTGCTGTTCCTCGGCCAACGCAACGATGGAGAGCCGGAAGCCCTCCAACAGGTCGGCCGCATCATGCGGAGCGCTCCACGGGCTCAACGCCTCGGCAAGGCTCGGTTTCGTGCGTGCCATCAGTCCACCACCCAAGCCCACGAGCCGGTCCACCGGGCCAACGCCTGCATGGCCTCGCGCGCATCCCAGCAGCGCATCCCGTACTTGCGGGTCTTCGAGACGGGGCATTGCGCCAACTGCATCATATGGAACGCCTGGTTGTCGTCGATGCGCCCGTTACGCCTGGTCAATCCGGCCCAACGCGCGATCTGCTCGATGGTCACCAGAAACGATTCCGTGGTCTTCCTCGACTGGATGAACTCGTTGAGCTTCGGAAGCAGTCGGATACCCGCGTCCTTCAGATTCATCTCGAACGTTGCTCTGCTCATAATCCGTAATCCCCTTACGTTGGTTTCTCATGTCCCTTTTGGGAGTGAGGCTGGAGAGGTCAAGACCCGAAGATTCTCGGCCGAGACGCGCAACGCGAAATCTCGGCCGAGAATCCTCAAGTGGGTCTCGCTTTCGGTCGGTCGGCCGTCGATTGCAAGAGCAGGCCGAAGCCTGCCGGGAATGGTCCCCAAATCCAGCCCCACACAAGCGTGTGGTGATGCTGCCCGATTCCGCCTTTACCAGCGGCTGGATAGGGTCGGTGGCAACCTCTTAGTCTCACAAGTACCGCAGTTGCAATGCGGCCGGCCTCCCCGCCACCACAGCGGGCATAGGTAGGGCTAGGCGTAGCCATACGCGCCATCACAGCCATTCCATTCTCAGTGACCCGATAGCGTCGGGCACGCATACGAACGCCTAGAGGCGTCTAAAGATACCTAGAACTACTCGGGCCCGTCCGGCAATACAGCCAGCGCCTCGATCAACGCGCGCACCTCGTCGGCCGTGAGCACGTACACCTTGCTGTGGAAGTCGCGACGCCGCGCGTGCGGCGTGATGCACAGCATCAGACACCCGTTCGCGGTCACCGCGCTCTTGAACACATAACCCAGCTCACCGTTCGGCATCATTCCTCCTTCAGCCAGTCGCCAAGATTCACGGCCGCGAGACACACCCCGAAGCCAACCAACAGCAACGGCGACGCCACGACCAGCACCAACGCCTGGCAGCACTTCCTAAGCACCCTCACGATCGCCTCGATTCAGACGGGTGGACACGCGCTCCGGCACGTCGGCCAGCACCATGCCCGCACACAGGCAGGTGACGCCGACCAATGCCCACAGACCCATGACGGCCAGAATCAAACCCACGAACACCGCACAGAACGTGAGAACGCATTTATACAACCCGTGCATGCTTCGCCTCCCTGATAACCCTGGCGAACTCGCGGTTGATACGCACCATGTCACCCATCGACATGCCACCAACCGCGAAATAATCACCATCCACACTGAAACGAATACCGAACTCATACGGACTCCCCGCATCACCGGTCAGCCTAAACTCCGCATTGAAACGGTTGCTGCTCGATTCCGGGTCAAACACCGACATTGTCAGCCCTTTCCAAAGCCTCATCGATCACTTTCCGCCAAGCCAGAAGGTCGGCGCGGGAAACCCGCATGCTCAGACCGACACCCGGACCGAAATAATCCGGGAAATCAGCCAAGCAACCCCTGCCGTCGCTGGAATCGGCCACAACAATCTGCAACTCCTGACTCATCGCCCCACCTCCATCGGTGCATCTGCTTTGCAAGCAGAGGGTTTACGTTTAGGTTCCTTCCCCCGCCTTAAGCTTGAAAGCACCACACAAACAAGCCGAAGAAGGAAGAGGAAGGAAGAATCAATGAACAATCCTGCGCAATACCTGCTGCAACTATTCGAAGCAGCAGAACGAGATAATGGGCAGACGTTCACGGCGCGTGATTCATCGGCAGCCATGGCGGAAATTGAGCGCCAAGCCGCAATGCTTGAAGCCGGCGGGGACAGCGCCATGCCCATGATTCGTCGGGCGTTCCCGGAAATATGGGAAAAGATATTCCGGTCATTCCTGCGCGTGCAGAACAACAATTTCAATGCAGGCGGCATCGCGGACCAGCAAGTGCTGTCGCTTGGCGCGCAAATAGCCTTAGCCCAAATGCGCAAGACGAATCCATTCTCCGTATCAACGTTCTCGGAAACACAACGAGAATCCGCCAGAACGTTTGCGCAAGAGTTCGCGGAGACTGTCAAAAACGACCGCACCTTGCCGTTGGAACTCAGGGAATACGTTGCCTCGCTCGTTGTCGAAATCCAGTCGGTATTGGATAAATACGAGATGACTGGTGACTTCGTTTTGGCCGATGCTCTGAATCGTCTCTTTGCGGCGGTTTTCATGGCGGAAACGCAGACACGGGATAAATCCCGATGGCAAAAATTCAAGGAAGAAAAGGCCGGCCCGTTCATGCAAGCGTTCCTCGGTCTCGCTTTGCCGAACATTCTTTCGGCCGCTCAGCTTGTTCTCCAGATAACCCAGGGTTAAGGAAAAGCCGGTAATTTTCGAATAGTCCAAGCCTGAAAAAGTAGGATGCGGCGGTCTGCTGGGCGACCGATACCATGGCAAGACCAAAAAGAATTTGCCATGTCTCCGAGGCCAGCAAGCCGGCTACAAATGCCCACAGTCCACAGGCAATCTCGCCGAACGCGAAGAACAGCGTCCACCCATTTGGTTTCTTCTGTGCGACAAACATTACGCAACCTCCAAAGGCTTCGCGTAGTCGGAACGACCAAGAAGGAAATCGACGCTCACATCGAAGAAATCAGCAATGCGGGTCAAGTCGCGTAAGGTGAACGGTCGCGTGCCGCACATTTTGTTGGAAAAGGTCTGCTCATGCATACCGAGAGCGGCAGCAAGGTCGCGCTGCGTAACTCGGTTTTGCCGGAGTAAGCATCGCACATTTGCTGTAACTCTGACGTTCTTAGCTAAACTCACATGTTAAGTATTACAGCCCAATGTGCATGTTTGGCAATTCTCGGCGTGTTGCAAAGTTAAACAACTGTGTTTAATATGGAACCTATGACAGCAACAATAACAATGCCCAGCACCGCCAGCATGGCGGCCGGCGATGTGGCTATAACGAACATCAACATGATTATTTCTGTCCGGCATATCCCCAAGAAGGATGTGGCGGCGATTCTCGGTAAGTTTCCGCAGTCGTTCTCGCGCATGCTCAAGATTGGCTATCCGTGGACCTTTGACGACATGGTGAAAGTTGCGAATTACCTCGGCGTAACGCTTAACGATCTTACTGACGTTAATTTGACGGCGGCAAAAGTCCTGCAAATGCGAAAAACCGCCGCCCCGGATAATTCCAGGAACGGCGGTCAAATGGTAGCGGGGCATGGATTTGAACCATGGACCTCTGGGTTATGAGCCCAGCGAGCTACCGAGCTGCTCCACCCCGCGTCGGCTTGTCTCTCAGACAGCTCTATCTACAATAGGTGCAGATTCCAGAAAGTCAACATCGGCGTGTCGCGTCATCTTCCCGCGGTTTTAAAACGTGAATTGGCTCACGCAGCGAGGGGTTTGGGGCGGAGTCGGAGTCGGGGTAATAACGCGCCATAAATGGCCGTTATAGGAATGCCCTGAACCGTTATCCCGAATATTGACATAATAGGAACATGCCTATCAAGATCCCCAGTGGCCTGCCGGCCAGAGATATCCTCGATTCGGAGCGCATCTTCGCTCTGGAGAAGCCCGAGGCGGAGCGTCAGCGCGTCCGCCCGCTCAAACTGGTGATCCTGAACTTGATGCCTAAGAAAATCGAGACTGAAACACAGCTGCTGCGTCTGATTTCCAAGTCGCCGCTGCAGGTCGAAATCGACTTCATGAAGACCTCCACGCATGAGGCCACGCACGTTTCCGCCGATCATCTCGTCAAGTTCTACGAAAACCTCGATGCGTTCAAAGACAACTATTACGACGGTTTTGTGGTCACCGGCGCGCCTGTAGAGCATATGCCGTTCGAAGATGTGGACTACTGGGACGAGTTCAAGACGATTCTCGACTGGGCCTCCACCCATGTGTTCTCCACCATATACCTGTGCTGGGGTGCGATGGGCGCACTGTACTACCGCTACGGCATCCACAAGGTGGATTACCCCGAGAAGATTTTCGGCGTATTCCCGCAGTACCTGCAGGATGAATACTGCTTCCTGACCAATGGCTTCGACGAGATTGATCTGCAGCCGCACTCCCGCCTCGCCGGCGTGAACGAAAACGAGGTACGTGCCAACCATGACCTTCAGATCTTGACTTGGGGGCCGCAGTCCGGCCCGGGCCTGATCGCCACGCGTGACTTCTCCGAAGTGTTCGCGCTCGGCCATTGGGAGTACGGCAAGTACACGCTCGCCGAAGAATACGAGCGCGATATGGCCAAGGGCATGACCAACGTGCCCTTCCCGAAGAACTACTTCCCGCATGACGATCCGAAGCTGGAACCGTTGTTCGCCTGGCGCGCCCACGCCAATCTGCTGTGGCGCAACTGGCTCAACTGGGTGTACCAGACCACGCCGTATGACCTGACCGAGGTGCCGCAGCTCAGGGCTGAGAAGAAGCTCGGTACTGATCGTTCGATTCGGCATGAGCCGGGCGGGCCGCGCCAGGATGATTTCAAGCCGTTTGTGCATGACGGGTATGGGGTGATTCAGGGCTGA